TGAAAGAGCTGACGCGGCGTTATTAACTTCAACTGCTTTAGTTGGTTCTGATGCAAGAATCACTGATTCAGGTGAAAACTATACTGGTACGCTAAGATGGTTAGACTATGTAGACCCAGTAACATATAACAAACAAAACGAGACTGCTACTGACGAGAATTTAAACACTATGTCGGTATCAAACAAATCTGCTGTATACGTCAAAAACATTGATCATATCGCGGCTCAAGAATTATCAATTCAGAAATTAATTTCTAAAGTTGATGGTTTATCTTACTTAGGTTCACAATTTGCTGGAGTAAGAGCTAGAAGAGAAGATCTACAACTTAGATCTTTAATGAATGGTGTTGCTGATAAAATCTGGGGTGCTACTACTGTTGGTGCTTCTGACCCTGCGGCTGTAGTTAACTCGTTTGGTTACTACATGGGTTCTGACTCTAGTTCTAATCCAAATCCTCTATTTTCATTAGAGACTAACGCTAATAAAAGATCTGCGTTTTTCGATGCATTATTAGATGGTATTACTGCTCTTAAAGGTGAATTCGAAGAGCCTTTTTACTACCTAGTAATTGATACACCAACTTACAACACTCTAAGAAAACAAAACGTTCTTGATGTTGCTCCAGTTGTTGACGGTAACTTTAACTTCAACACTATTCTTGGTGGAAAAATCAGATTAGTTATTAACAATCAATCATTAACGGCTAACATGCCTGCTGGTTTAAAATGTTCATACATGGCTAAAGCTGGTGCGGTACACTACAGTGAAATCGCTCAGACTAATCCAACTGCTATTGACAGAAATGAATTAGCTGGAAATGGTGGCGGACTTGTAACTATTATCTCTAGATGGGGTAATATTATGCATCCTAAAGGTCTATCTTGGAGTGGTTCGGCAACTGCTTACCCTTCAAATGCAGATCTAGCGGCTGGTTCTAACTGGACAGTTCACGCTACTAATGTTAACCAAATGGGTATGTTCCCTATATTCCACGGTTAATTATTATAACTATTAGATACGGAGAAATATAATGGCTTTACAAATCGGAGTTAATTCCTTTGTTACTGCAACTGAGGCTGATAACTACTTTAACGATAGGTTAAATAGTGACAGTTGGTTCAGTGATGCTAATGAAGATAAATTAACACAAGCTTTAGTAACAGCCACAGGAATTCTTGATGACATGGATTGGGGTGGTACGGCTACGCCAACTGCCTCATATCCTTTATCTTGGCCTAGAGATATTACATATTATGATAATAAATCTGGTGACTATGTTGACCTAGAAGATGACAGATCTACTAGTTCATATGGTACAATTCCTGGAGATATCAAAAAGGCAACTTATGAACTTGCTCTGCATTTATTAAATAATTTATCTACTGTAGAAGGTAATGCTACTGGTTCCAATAAAGTCAAAGACTTAACTGTTGGTGCTGTAAGATTAGTTTTTGACATCAATTCTGGTGTTACTAATCTAAAAGAATTACCTGATCAGATAGGTGATATTGTAAATAAATATATGAGTGAGACTTCAAGTATCTCAAATAGAGGTGTTAAAGTTAGTGGAGGTGCGTAATGAGTTATAAAACACTTATCACTAATAATGTAACAAATGCATTTAATTTAGTTGGTGATATAGCAGAAGATATAACATTAACAAATGAAACTGTTGATGGTTATGATTTTGCTAGTCAAACTATTGTCAACGGAAATACTACTACAAAAACTGTAAAAGGTATTGTTAGTAAAGAATATAAAACTAATGATGATAAACCTAGAATAAATGCTGATATAATTCTTAAAACTTCTGATATAGACTCTAAGACTTTAGACGGATACGATTCACTTGTGTTTAGATCTAAAACTTGGGGTATTAATAAATATGAAGATAATGGATATATAATTACATTAACAGTTGGAAGGGAGGTTTAATATGGCTACGATAAGTCAATTATTAACGTCTGTTGAAAATCTCTTCACAACCAATACTTGGACACAACATAATATTAAAGCTTTCCCAGGAAACTATCAAGGCGAAATTGATGCTGATGAATGGGTTAGAGTTAATGTATTGCCTTTTTCGTCTGATCTTGCTTTTAACCAAGATGTATCTGCAAACGGTCAAGTAGTATGTCAAATATTCGTACCATCTGGTAAGGGTATGAAACGTGCTTATGAGATCGCTGATATACTTAAAACATTATTAGACAGGAAAGAAATTTCAGGGTATCTGCAAACAACTAATAGCTTTATAACAAACGTGGGAGTTGATACAGGTGATTCTAGTTTATACAACGTGAATTATACTGCCAACTTCCGTTCAATTTAACCAATAAACAATATAAGGAAAAACTACAATGGCTCTAATTTCAAATATAGGTGCTGGTATTTTCACTACACTTAAATTCAAAGCTGATAGTAGCTACACGCTACCAACAAATGATACTACACACCAAGCATTTATTGCTTCTGGTACTGGTGATTTTGATGGTGCTACTGAAGTTACTAACATAAGAGAGTTCCCATCTTTTGGAAAACCTGCTAACATTGTTAACGTTCCTCAGTATGGTCAATCTGTAAGTTCTCAAATTCAAGGACAATCAGATGCACCTACTATGGAATTCACGTTAAACTATGTTCCAGGTTCTCATGATGCTATTCAAGCATTAGTACAAGATGGTCTTACTTATGTATTTCAACTTGATGTTAAGAACGCTGAAACAGGTGATAACGCGGCATTTTATGTAAAAGGACAAATAGCTTCTTTTGAAGTATCTCCAAACTTGACTGATTCAAATCAGGCAACTTTGACTATGAGTACTCAAGGTGACTATGTTGGCCCTTTTGCTGACTAATAAAATTTTTGTGTTGGGGTGTAAAATCCCCAGCACATTAAAACCATTCATAAGGACAATTTTATGACATTAAAAGAATATAATAAAAAATACTATCTAAGAAATAAACACAAATGGAATAATCATAGTGATAAAAGATTATTAAGATTATACAACATTACTGTATCTGATTATGAGAAATTAAAAAAAGATCAGAATAACAAATGTAAAATTTGTAATAAGCCTGAAAGAGCAACGCAATCTAATCGTATTAAAAGATTAGCGATTGATCATTGCCATACTACAGGTAAAGTACGAGGATTACTCTGTCATTCTTGTAATGTTAGATTATCTTTTATAGAAAAATATAAAACACAAATTAATGATTATCTAAGGAAATAGAAATGAGTATAATAAAAATGAATAAACCATTTAACAAGTATTACGTGCTACGCATCACGTCATTACATATTAAAAAGGCTATTGATACATCTATTCGTAAAACTTATGACAGACTAAAAGATGTACCAAGTAAGAATGAAGTCTTCGAGACATTAGACGTTCTACATAAAATTAGAAAATTAATGGAAGACTTTGAGGCAAATAATAAACATTTATATCAAAAACCAGAAGATAATAAAAAGGATGAAAATGAAACACATAAAACTAGTGGACATAACGAAGAAGATACCGTTCCTGAATCAGGAAGTGGAGATCAAACAACTAACAGTTAAGGGTGTTAAAGATTTACAAAAGCTTATGGATAAACATAAGGATGATGTAACAGGGATGAAAACCTTATCTGCAATTTTTAGATCTACAGTAGTAGGTGCTGAAGATATGAAGGATGAAGAATTTGAAAACTTCCCTATTAAATCATTAACAGAATTGTCTAGTGAGATCTTAATCTATAACGGATTAGGTGCAAAAGATGATAATGGTGGTACGTTGGGGAAGAAGAGCTAGCAGAATATGAGATGGCCTTCCAATTAGGTATAACAATTGATCAACTATATAATATGTCTTCTAAAGAATATTATGGTTGGATTGAATATTTTAATAAAAGACCTTACGGTTGGCGAGAAGATCATAGATCTGCTGTAATAGCACAAACAACATACCAGGGTACAAAACCATTGAGAATAAATGAATTGTTTCCAACATTAAAAATGATGAGACAATCTATAGATGATAATGATATAAAAATGCAAGAAGGTTTAAAACAATTAAAATCTATTGCTAAGAAAAATAAGATATCATTTTTAGAAGGCGATAAAGCTTCTAATAATAAACTTGCTAATAAAGGAGTAAATAATGACGATTAATAATCTATCTATTTTCAATAAACTAAAACCAATGACTGTCGGGTTTGATGACATGTTTAATCACTTTGAAAGGATGTTTGACAATGAGTATATTCCAAACTTCCCCTTTTACAACATTATTAAAACAGGTGATAATAAATATTGTATTGAACTTGCTCTTGCTGGTTATAGTAAAAAAGACATCGACATTACTTTGGAAAATAGTTTGCTATCGATTAAATCCAAAGCAAAAGAGGTTTCTGAGGAAAAAGATACTATCATTCACAAGGGGATATCTAAAAGATATTTTAGCAAATCATTTACAATATCAGATGATGTTGAAGTTAAGGGAGCTGAGTTAAAAGACGGCTTACTTAAAATTGATTTAGAGAAGATAGTGCCTGAACATAAGAGACTAAAAACTATATCAATTAAGTAATAAATAAATAGGTAGGGCGGTTAATACCGCCTTATCTTTAAGGAGTGTTTTATGAGAGATACTAAAGTATTAAAGTCTTACACTAATAAAATTAAAAAAGACAAAAAAGAAAAAGAATTATTTAAGAATTTAAAAAAAGAAGTTAACATTAATGGTTTTGGTAGTGGAAGATATACTATTAAAAATGGTGTTAACAAAGGTAAGGTTGTCTAATGGCAAAATCTATAACTACTATAGGATTAACTAAATTAGCATCAGACGCTATGAAGGATGTTGATAAATTTGCTGAGAAGACAACTAGGGCCGCTGTATTTAGGGCAACAGCTAAAGTTAAAAAGGCTACACCTGTTGATACTGGTGCGGCTAGAAATGCATGGTGGACAGGTTACACAGAAACTTATTATGATACAGCTGAACCACCTGATGGTAAGGGTGAAAGTAACCCACAAGCAGAATTAAATGTATTAAGACCTTTAGATAAACCACAAAGGATTTACGTTACTAATGGTGTTCAATACATACAAGATTTGAACGAAGGGAACTCTAAACAAGCTCCTGCTAAATTTATAGAATCTGCATTTGAAGAAGAATTTGAAGACGTAAGAGTCGAATATAAAACAAGAATTTAACCGAGTATAAACACGATATTGTGTTAACACGGAAACATATATGGCAAAAATAGTAATAGATACACAGATCAAGGGCCAAAGCCAGGTAAAAGCTTTAGCCAATGATATTAAAAAAGTATCTAGAAATAGTTTATTAGCATCAAAAAGATTAGACACACTTAAACGTAGTGCGGCTAGAGCTACTAGTGCTTTTGCGGCGTTAGGTACAACTCTTAAAGTTGGTGTTGTTGCAGGTTTAGGAGCTGTAACTTTTGGTGTTGGTAAATTTGTAAAAGACA